CTTTACCCTGATAAATTCTATGGACATGTTGAGATACATCAAAATCAGATTCTGAAGCATAATCTACAAAATCAGAGTATAACTGTTCAACCAAAGAAGTCGTTGGAACAACAATCAAACCCCTTAAATATTGATAATCCAAAAGTTGTCTGAAGATTAAATATATGATAAGAGATTTACCAGAAGCAGTTGGTGATATTAGTAATGCTCTTCTACTTTGCATTACGTGAATTACAGCATCCTGTTGATGTTTATCTGGTGTTATTTTTCTACCAGCAGATGATAGGTTTAACCCGTTAGTAAACTTTTCAAAATGATAAACTGAGAACTCATCTTCTACTGATTGGCATGATGAATGATATTCAAACGTGTATCCCCTATCATTACAGAATTCTTCAATATAAGACACCAATCCCATATAGATTTGAAATGTGGAGAGGTTGAACAGACGAATCTTTCCATCCCATATTTTATTTTTAAATGCAGGAGAGAATGTGTGTCCAGGTACAAAAAAAGTAAAGTATTCTGAAAGTTCTTTTGCTATATACCTTTCACAAGATATCTTGGCAAATGCTTCGTTTGATTTGGATATGATTACATCACTCATTTAACTTCCATTTATAAATTTCTCCCAACTAATTAAATCTCTAAGTTGGAATGTTCTGCTTTTAAGTTCTGACATGATTGCCTCTACAGCAGAAATGATTTCATCATGATAAACTTTCTTTTGTAGGAGTTTGATTAGATCACCATCCGCATCTAGATAAATTTGTATGTCTGATTTAAGTGTGAATTGAAACGGTTCCCAACCCAACTCTTCAAGTTCATCTTTAGACAACTTTCCAGTATAAAGTTCCCATTTCTTTTTCTTCATCTGTAGATAACTGAAATGTGCTTTTTTGGTTGCTAACTTGTGTTGAGTCAGTATGTTGAGATATTTGCTATGTAAGATAGGAATGCGGATTAGTTCTCTACTGGGTTCAGTAAAGTCAATAACAGAATCAGTTTCCCAATATTTTAGTACTTGTTCTAGATTTTCCATAATGTAAAATGATATATTATTCTAAAGGAAGGAATTTATAATACTCGTATTCAAATGATGCGTCTGCGGTTAAAATTGTGTCTGCGGATAATTTAGTATCAAAATTAATTCCAGATAGTGAAACGGGGAATACTCCAATAAATTGAATACGTAGTAGTGGATTATTTAGATTGGATAAAACAGTCAATGTAGCATCGGAATATGATCTGACTGAAAAATTATTTTTATTGGATGTTTTGCTACTATTTTGTAAATCTTGATAATGATTTCTTTCATCAAAACTTTCTGGAGAAGAAATGGCAAGGAACCAATTATAAAGATTTCTCCACGACATTGCTTCTTCATCAATAATAAAACTAATTCTAAGTTCATCATATTGAATATTTAATCCTGCAACTGGCCAACTATGTAGTGGTGAAGACATTGGTGTTTGAGGCATACTAACACTAGGTATATTTACTTCTTGACAAAAATATTGTGCAGTACCTAATCTGTCAAAAGTCAACAAATATTTGGTAGGTTGTAATAGATTAGTATTCTCTGGTGTACGTGATAAAACAGTCATTTCATATTCTCTGAAAGGTATGTACTATTTATAAGCATAAAAAAAGGGGTGCCGAAGCACCCCTCTCAATGTCCCTCTTAACGAGGACTCTATCAAACTCAATTTTTACATTAAGTTCTTTACTGCGAACAAACGGTAGTAAACGTTTGATTGTGCATTCAGTGCACCGAACCCTTGAGTGATACCCTGTGCGAATGGGTTTGCAACCATTCCGTAACGGGTCTTGAAACCAATCTTAGGTTGGAAAGTGTACTGATCAATAGCACGAACCATCTGTAAAGGAACGTATGGGCAGTAGAACAGACCAGCATCGTATGGAGAAGTACCTTTATAACCGATTGTTACCAATTCTTGGTTAGAGGTATATCCACCGAAGTATGGGTCGATGTAAACTTTGATACGACCATGTAACATACCAGCGAAGGTGTTACCAGTGTCATCTACTTGAAGGTCAGCAGAAAGAGCAGGTGTGTAAGAAAGAACGCCAGACATTGCCATTGCAGAAGCAACGTCAGATGAAACGATCAATACATTACCTTTGCCTCTACGTGTCTGCTTTGCAATAACGTTTGCATCGCGTTCAATCTGGAAGATCAAACCTTTGAAACGTTCTACAGACCAACGACCATTAGAGTCAGTGTCTAAGTCGAAAGAACCAGCAGTTGTTGTACCGTACTGAGCACCTGGAACAGCGACAGTGTAGATAGTACGAATAACTTCACGGTTGATTTCAGCAAGAATTTCAGTAGACAGAATGTTAGACAGTTCTGTTTCTGCATCCAGACCATGAATCGCTTTAAGGTCTTGAGCAAGTTCTAATGAGTATTCTGCTTTAAGAGCACGTGACTGAGCAGTAACAGTTACTTTCTCAATGCTGAATGCCATCTGTTGGAATGCTGCACCGTTATCTGAACCCAAGAATTCAGCATTAGCAGTTGGCATACCAATACCAGAAGTAGTAGTACCAGATTGGAAGTTGTTAGCAGTATCAGTAGCAAGAGTTCCCTTGAATCCATAAGGATTGTTGGAAGAAGAGTTACCAGAGAATACTGTGTTTGCTTCGTTGTAGAATGCTTCTGGGTTAGTATTCGCTTGAGCACTGTAACGAGCTCTCATTGCGAAGATAAGACCAGTAGGACCAGTCATTGGCTGAACGCCAGCAACGTCATAAGCAATCAGGTTAGGAAGTGAACGGCGAACCAATGAGATTAAGATTGGGTCAAAGTTCTGAACGCCAGCACCAGTTACGTTAGTAGGACCAACGTCACCTGTCAATTCGTTCAACTGTTGACGATCAGCTCTCATAGCTGCTTGTTGGTTTTCCAATACAAGAGTCGTTACCGCTCTCTTGTACGGGTCTTTAATGGCTTCTAGTTCTGGGTGTTCCAGAACTGGTTGCCATTTCTTTTGAAGTTCTTCTGTTAAATACATTATTTTCTCCTTGAAAAATGTTTATTTATTATTTTTTAAGCGTTTGTGAAATAGTCTTCGCATATAGATCCATTGAAGGGTCATCAGAAATGAATTTCTTTGGTGCTTCTTCAATCAATACTTCATCATCTAATACTGAATTACTTGCAGTTTTTACTGGATTAGAGAAATATGATTCTTTAATTACTTCCAGTTTACTAACGAATTCATCTTCCGTGGTGAACTCTACACCCTCTGCGAGTGATTTCAGTTTTTCCACTTGGGTTTGCGTCAGGCCGTCACATGCTGTGTAAATAGCCTCGAACTTCTTGTGCTCATTCAACTCTTTAGAGAGTTCAACTGAGTCGCGAATCTGTTCATTAAGAGCTGCTTCTAGTTCTTCGACCTTAGCTGCTAACTCTTCAACAACGTTAACTTTGTCTTCTGGGATATCAATGTGGTGTTCGATGAATACGTTACGGAGACTTGACATTAAATCTTCCATAATTTCTGCACGAAGACCAGATTCAATAGCAAGTTGATTTTCTTCAACCCATTCTTGAACCATATAGTTCAGATAGTCATCAACTTTAGAAGCAATTTCTTCCTTAACTTCTTCAACTGCTGATGCAAATTGTTCCATTAATTCTGCTTCTGATTCAGCAATGATTTCTTCTGCACGAGCAATAACTGCTGCTTCGAAGATAGTAGTTGCTTTTTCTTTGAACTCTTCTGAAAGATTTTCACCAGACAACATCGCGTCTACGTCTTCTTTCATTTTCTTCATCATTTTCTTTTGCTTTTTCTTTGCTTTCTTTTCAGCAATCTTAGATGCTTCATCTAAATCTTCCAGATCTTCATCTTCTGGATCAACTTCTTCATACTGTTGGAAAGTAGCACCAGCATTCTTTTGGAATGTTTGTGGAGCAAGTTTACCAGCAATACGGTCACGAATAGCAGAATAATCTGTTGCAGCCGACTGAGTAGTAGGATGACGTAGGTCAGAACGTCCCTGGGTCTCTTGTGGTTGATTTTTAGGTGAAGTTGCACCAACGCCATCCTTTTCTGCTCCCACAGGAGGTGTGGCACCTGGAGGGGTTGCAGTAGGTGTGCCTTTCAGATAATCTGGAAGTTCATCATCTTCCTTCTCAGGAGCATGACCAACGATACCAGCATCTCTATTGCCGTATGCTACGTTAGTACTAAGTTTAGTGTCACCGACACCGGATTCCTGGCCACGTTGCTTAGCTGATACATTACCAGCCAAGATTTCTTTAGCGGCTTCGGTCAGATTAAAAGTTCCCATTTGAAAATCTCCTTGATTTTATTGGATATTTATAAATTAAAGTTTTTTGAGGAAGTTTTCGAATATACGCAGACCAACTTCTTCAATTTGTTTTCTGGATGCTTTGGTGATTTCCTGTCTCGCTTTAGAATAATCCATTTCGGTCCAAACACCATCAACAATCATCCATTCTTTACCTTCCATAATCCCTTGTACAAAAGCATTAGGGGCAGAAGGGTCTGCTACAATATCCGCCGCTGTGGCAAGATAAAAGTCATCTTGAACAATATTAATACCATTAACTGATTTCAAGGAACCCATACCTCTAGATGATACACCAATTTGTGCACCTCCTTCAATAAGGCTTCTTGCAATATTACCCATAGGTGTGTCAAGAATTTTAGCTTTGCCTATCCAATCATTCCCTTCCCTACGGAGATTCGTAATAATATGCGAAACTCTATCAAGATTGATTGATGGGGTATCTGGGTGTCCCAATTCCCCAAAGGCACGATTTTTATTTATATAGTTCTCTGTATATCTCTGGACTTCCTTTTCCATAGTTCTACTCTCGTACATACGACCATTACGGTTTACGATTTCGGACTGAAGGAATGGTCCTTCAATAAACATTGATTTCTTACCGTCTTTATCTTCAGTAAGATAGTTAAGTGTTTCTGTTACTTCTACTATTAATTTCAAAATGCGATCCTCCTATATCCTTTATACGAATTTATTCTTTTGGATAGTAATGCTCGAAATCCAGACGCATTTAGTCCGTTCTCTCTGCAATACTTATTCAAATTGAAGATTTCAATTTGAGTATCGAAAGGATCAACAAATTTGTAATTTTTTGATTGAGCATTTACTCTTTTTTGTATTGTTTCTTCAGAAAGTTTTCTTCCAGTATGAGCAATACTCATTTTATGTTTAGTTTCTTCTGAATGTTTTTTTCCAATATGACTATCACTTATCAGTTTTTTAGATATTAAACTGTGATTTCTACCAGTAAATAATGCTCCACCTTCACCACCCGGAGATATATTATATTCGGGTTTGTGTGAATTTATAAATTCTATTTCTTTCAAATTCAATTCATCTTTACAATCTGTTTCAAATAGTATTTCAATAGAGAAATTGTCTTTTCCATGTTTCTTTATTGCTTTTACTATTGGCATTTTGTCGATGTGTTTACCAGAAAAATGTTCATTCAGTCGGTGTTCAACTGGTCTACTTGTTTTCCCTATATATCTTTTACCGTTTACAGAGTTTGTAAACATATAGATACTCATCATGGTCTTAACCCGTATGGTCCAAAGTTGAATGCTGCTGGATCGTTGAACTGACCACGTTGGTACATAGCATTGTTCTTACGGAATGACATAATTAATGTATAAGAACTGTTTGCAGTTGCACCATAAGTATAAACACCCAAATCACCATTACCAACACTTGCAATACCTGTCGCAGTGTTGCCAGAATTGTTCATGATAGCAGGTACCTGTTCACCTAAACCAAAATCCCCAGAATCGTTTAAATGGAAAATGGTTGATGAGTTAGCAAACTGTGCTGCTGGAGTTGCACCACCACCATTCCAGAATATTTCGACTGATCCCATAGGGGTTGCAACTGGAAAGTTTACGTAATATTTTAATCCAGTAAGTTGTAGATCATAATAACCCAAAGCAGTATTACTAACACTCAAACTAGAATTGAGGGGAACGCCATTGGCATCTAGTGCACCATATAAAGTATTTGCCTTAATTCTCGTATTGTTTGTTTCGTTTACTGAAGCATCAAAAGTCCCTGTTAATTTAATAACAGTGTCTGTTACGGTATCTCTAAGGACTTGATAAGTAAATTTATTTGCCATTGTATTATTCCTTATTGAATACTATTATTCGTCTTCTTCGTCTTCGTCATCAAAATCTTCTTCGTTATCAGAATCATCTTCATCACCATATTCTTCTTTATTCAAGCATTTCTTTTTAACCATCTTTTTGACAAGTGCTTTATCTTCTGCATCATCACCTTCTACACCAGCATCTTCCTCTTCTCCCTCTTCTTCTTGAAGTTTTTCTTCAGTAGCAAAAAGAGTTTTAGCAAGAGAAAGTTTACTTGCTTCAAACTGTGCAGTTACGCGATCATGGATTTCAGCATACAATGCATCGCGAAGTTCTTTTCCTTGATCGTTGATTGCATAATCAACAATATTTCTTGTGTTATCAGACATTTTTATCTCCAAATAGATATATTTATAGTATTTGCTTTATCTTGCTAAATGTGCCAGGTGAAGTAAAATCTTCTGATTTTGGTGTATCCTGATTTTGTGCACTTTGTTTTGCTTCTTTGGCCGCAAGTTTTTGATCCAATTCTGATGAGTGTTGGTTCATTGCCATTTGTTGTTCACCTTCTACATCACCCATCATTTGCTGTGCAGCAACGTCATTGGTAACAGAAACTGGCATTCCAAGTCCAACTTCCTTTTCTTCATCAATCTCTTTCTGCATCTGTTTGATATCATCATCGGTCATACGCAGCACATTACGCTGAATCCATGCTTGTGAATAGTAACGACCTGTGTATGGGTCTACCTGTTCTAACAGAGTCAAACGTTCCTTCATCAGTTCTGCTTCTTTCAGTTCTGTGAAGTTATTATCTTTGATGAAATCAAAATACAAATGTTCTTTAAACTCATCCCACTCTTCAGCAGTACAAATGCCTTTAAGTACACATTGTACTCTTAGTGCTTGGATAAACACATCAGAGAACTTGTTACGTAATCTGTCTACGAACTTAGCAAACTTTAACTCATCACGAGTTACTTCTGCTACACGACCAATAGAGAAACCTTGATCTGGTTCCAAACGAGAGATTGGAACATTCAATGATTTGTAAAGTTTCTTTTCAAAATACTTTACATCTTCTAGTTCACCAAGGTTTTGTCCACCTGGTAGAGTATCAATTTCTGTGCCTTTACCACCTTCTCTACGTGGTAACCAGAAATCTTCCATCATAGAAAGGAATTTACGATCATCCCTAATCTCGCCAGTATTTGCATCATAGACAAGTTTATTTTTGTACTTAACCATGATATCGCGGAGATACTGTTCAGCTTTAAGTTTCGGTAAATTACCAACATCAATATAAAAAATTCGTCTTTCTGGAGCACGTGATATACGGTAAATAACAGTTGCATCTTCAATCATACGCAACTGGTTAAGTGGTTTGATTGCTTTATGTAAGTATGAAAGAACGGTTGCTCTACGAGAATCCATCAGTCCAGAAACAACTGCAATGATAGAATCTGTGGCAATACGAACACCAAGTGGACCGAAACTAGATGATGATCCAGAACCTACCTTATCATTATAGATGTAATATTCATTAATCACATCCATTACATCTACACCTGTACGTTCATCCTTTCTTTTCTTGACTTCACGAATCTTTCTTAGTTTACGTGGGTCAATATATCTAAGTTCCTTGATACCTGCAACGGGATTTTCTCTGTCTATTACTATATGGTAATACAATCTACCATCAACA